ACGTGCATGGCTGAAAAGTGGTGCGCAGTCATTCACGGGATCGGGCGGGGGATTCTCGCTACCACCTAAGGATTAATCAAAATGGCCAATGAGGCAACGTACGCCGCGTTTGCGGCGATGCTTCCCAATATTTATAACGGCGCAATCCTGACCGCTCGCCAGCAGTCAGTAATCGTCAAGTTCGTGGACGTTCTTGGATCTGGCGCTGGTTACGGCGGCCTTGCTCCTCGCGTTCTTGGTACGTATTCTGGCGGGACGGTTCAGACCCTGGCCGAAACCACGGACTTGACCGCACAGGCATGGGCGGCCACTCCGGGCGGGACCGTCACCCCCACGATCAAAGGTGCGATGTATTTCATCAACGATACATTGGTCGACAGCGACCCGAACGGCGCTGCACGCGATGCGGCCATTGACCTGGGAAACATGATTGCTCAAAAGGTTGACGTTGATTTCGCCGCCCTTTTCTCATCCTTCACCGGCGGGACCGTTGGCACCGCTGGCGGAACGCTGACCTGGCAGAACATCTATCGCGCCGCGGCTTATCTGCGATCCAACCTGGCGCCCGCTCCCTATGCTTGCATCCTTCGCCCTGAACAGTGGTACTACCTGACCAGCGCCAGCTCCGGCGTGCCGACCCTGCTTCAGTCTCAAAACTTCATGAATGACCTGTACCAGGGAATTTATGTTGGTTCTGTTGGCGGGATCGATTTTGGCATTGACGCCAATGTGACCAGCGGAACGGCTGCGGTCGGTGGCATGTTCAGCCGTCAGGCTATCGGTTACGACGAGCGGCGCGGGTTCCGCATCGAAACTCAGCGCGACGCCTCACGCGGTGGTGGTGGCTTTGAACTGGACGCCACGATCATCTATGGCATGGCGATTGAACGCGCGACCTTTGGTGTACAGCTCCTGGGCACGAGCGCCTAAGCTCGGTTTATTGTTATGACCTGGCTACTGTTTGCAACAGGAAAAGGGACAACCTCCATCCCCTGCCAGGTCAAACCGGGAGGTTTGCGAGAGGAGAAACGCAAGTGAGATTGAACTGGTTTAGCAACGCCCCATGGTTCCCTTCTGGTTACGGCGTGCAAACGAAACTATTTACGCCCCGCATTTTTGCCGCCGGGCATGTCGTAAGCGTCACCGCCTTTGCTGGCCTTCACGGCGCACCAATGACTGTTGATGGCATACAAATCTGGCCGGCAGCCCGGCACCGCTACGGTCAAGACGTGATGAACGCCACGGCGAAATTAGATCATGCAGATGCCATTATCAGCCTGCTGGACGTTTGGGTAGTAGAGCCGGATAAACTCACGCTTCCCTGGTACCCCTGGACGCCGATTGACTGTGACCCGATGCCGCGCATTGTTTATGAGAGCCTGAAGAAAGCTACCAAAGTTATCGCAATGTCGAAGTTTGGCAAAGCACAGTGTGACGCTGTCGGACTGGATGCGTACTACGTTCCGCATGGGGTTGAAACTAAAGTATTTTCCCCCGCCGACATGAGCGAGGCGCGCAAACATTTAGGATGGCCCGAAGATAAATTCATTGTCGGCATGGTTGCGGCGAATATCGGCAACCCGCCGCGTAAATCATTTTATGAGCAAATTGCCGCGTTTGTCGGATTGCATACCGTCCACCCTGACACCATGCTCTATCTGCATTGTGACGACGGATCACGGGTAGGGCCTGATTCGGCGGTAGACCTCGCGAAATATTGCAGCGTGATGGGCCTCAAAGTCGGCTACATGGGCAACGATCCGGTTGCGCCTGACATTGATGTTTTATTCCCTGACCAATTTTTCTACGGCATCGGCATGATACCCGACGCTTACATGGTTGGTGTGTACAACGCCCTGGACGTAATGACATTGTGCTCACTCGGTGAGGGCTTTGGCATCCCGCTGATTGAAGCGCAGGCGTGCGGCTGCCCGGTCATTACGGGCGATTGGACCGCCATGAGTGAATTGGTTTTCGGCGGGTGGAAGATACCCAAAGAGGAAGCCGACCCACAATGGCACGCATTTTTTGAAAGTTTCCAATATCGCGTCAAAACCGAGGCGGTATACAAGCGGCTGATGATGGCCTACGACATGCGCGGAAACCAGGATTATCGTACCCGCGCGCGGGATGGTGCATTGGCTTATGACGCTGACAGGATCACCGAAAAATACTGGAAGCCGGTGCTGGCAGACATCGAAGCCAACCTACACAAGCAGGCGAAATCCACCAAAGCCAACGGCCAGACTGAGCGCGTTGTGGAAATCCCCTGGCTGCTATCCAAACTTGGCACGCCAAAGCGCATCCTGGATATTGGGAGTGCTGACGCCTGGTATCTGCCCGCGTTGGTCAAGACGGGCGCACAAGTCACAGGCATTGATACCCGGCTTTTTGATGCGCCCAAAGGCGTAACCGCGATTGTGGGCGATGCGTCCGAATATCTCGCAGATGCGCCTTTTGATTTAGTTGATCTAATCACCTGTATCAGCGTGCTTGACCATATAGGTCTTGAAGCCTACGGTAACGCTGCTGACGAAAACAAGCTCACTCAGATGGTTGAAAATATGCGTTTTGCTCTCGTTCCTGGCGGCCGGCTGCTACTCACCGTCCCTGTCGGGCGCGATTGTCTGACCACCCACCCGGGCGGCGGGCAGCGGGTATTTAGCCGCGAGGCGCTGAATGATCTGTTTGCCGATGGCAAATGGCAATGGGCAAGCGCGTCCTATTGGGTGCTAGTCAATGAGGCCTATGTTCTGGCCGATTGGGAAACCGTCAAGGATGTTGAATACGCCACTTATCGTGCCGGGGCTGTGATCGGATTGGAATTGGTGCGGCTATGAAATCCGTCTTGGTCGCAATCCCGTACAAGCGCGGGTTGAACCCTATCCTATGGTCAAGGATGCACGAATTGGCCGACAGGATGCACGAGGCTAATCCAGACTATTGCCTTGACATTCGCATGATTGAGAATACGTTTCATTCGACCGGCGACCCTTTCAGCCCACATGCGCAGGCGCGGAATTATCTATTGGATCAATGCCTTGATGGGCACGATCTTGTCATGTGGATTGATGCCGACCTGGTTGACTACCCCGCTGACATTATCACCCAGCTTGACCGCGCTAATCCTGGCGGGGTGACTGCGCCCATGGTGTTGGTAGAAGGGACTGACCAATTTTATGATACTTACGGCTACCGGCAGAACGGTAGGCAAGTCGGACATATCTCCCCATATTTCAGGCCATTTGGGCGCTTGATTGATATGGATGAGGTGGGCTGCGCTTATCTCATCCCGGCTTGTGTTTATCTGGATCGGCGCTACGAAACTACGCCGGGGCACACAGAACACGCCTCGATTATGGCGGCGGCCCTGGACAATGATCTAAAAGTGGCATGTTTTACGGGAATGACCATTTATCACGCTGACCTGCCGCTCTACGGCGAACAATGGCACGGGCATTAGGAGAATTATGGCAAGAACCGGACTAACCGCAATTTTAGCAACACTGCGCCAGATGACCAATGCCGGGATGGATGATTACTCCATCGGGATCACAACCTATTGGAGTGACGACCAGCTAACCGTTATCCTGGATCGCCACCGGGCAGAATTGAACAATGCGCCCTGTTCTCCTGTGGTGCGTTTGGTCAACGGTCAAGCGCAGTATTTTGATTACTACATCGGCGCGGGCAACATCGAAGGCGGCACGGCGCTGATTGTGGAGGATCAAGCCTGGAACCCGTATAGCTCAACACTGTACACCGTTGATTATGCGCGTGGGATTATCTCTTTTGCTACTAACAACCTGGGCTTACCCGTGGCGGTTACAGGCCATTCGTTCGACCTGAACGGCGCTGCGGCGGATGTGTGGCGGCAAAAGGCGGCAAACGTTGCGCAGGCTTATGACTTCTCGACCGACAATCACCGCATGAGCCGCAGCCAAATGATGAGCATGGCGCTGGAAATGGCCGCACTTTATGAGGGCATGGCCCCCCCGACCAATCACAAGATCGACCGGGACGATACGACAAGAGGGTGGGGAGGCGTGAATTATGACACTGACGAACGCTGAGCTAGACCGCTTGCGGGCTGACATCGCGGACCTGCTGCCGGATACCTGCGTTATTTCTGGCGTGTCCTATGCCAGTGACGGCGCGGGCGAATGGATACCCACCTGGGCGGCGGCGGGCACGGTTGACTGTCGGGTAGACCCATCCAACGGGATCGAGACCCTGGCGGGCGGCGCAATCCAATCATTCCACCGCTACACGCTGACACTGCCCTATGATGCCCCAATCACGACCGCCAACCGCGTGATTATCGGGGGGACAACGTACAACGTCATCAGCGTGACCGCCGGGGATAGTTGGAAGTTAGACACAAGAGCGCAAATCGAAAAGCTGTAAAGGAGTTTGAGATGTCATTTAGTGATAATTTCGGCCAAGCAAACGTAATCGGCGGGACAGTTCCCACCCTTGTTATGCCGGCGGGTAGCATGCGGGAAGTATACCGCCTGACCAACGTCGGCGCATCCACGATCTACCTGGGCGGCGCGGCTGTGACCACGGCGAACGGCTATCCTCTGGCGGCTGGCGCTGAGTTTGTAGGTGTGGGTCCATCAGCCGTTTACGGGATCGTCGCATCCGGCACAATTGATGTGCGCTACTACTACAGCGCATGAGCGACAACATCAGATTAGACACTGCCAAACTTGACCAGATCGCGGCTGGGCTGAAAACCAACCGTGACGCGATCCTGCGCGCCTTTGCGTTTGAGGTTGAGGCAGAGGCTAAGACTTTAGCGCCCTACGAAACCGGCGCGCTGAAAGGATCGATCTACACCAA